CTGATAATGTACCATCACTTGTTGTTAGTGTTTTAGATGTGCTTGATAATGTTATGGCAGCTACACCACTTATTGCTCTGTCAAGTATGTCTAAGTTGTTGTTTGTAGTATTACCCCAAGTACCAGCTTGTTCACCAGCACCTATCTTTTCTACACCACTATTTGCTGTATATGTACTTGCCATGTTTACCTCACTGTATCTCTGTCCAAGTTTCCGTACCAGACGGAGTTATTTCTGTATATGTCTCTGTGCCACTTGGAGTAATAGTTACATAACTCTCTGGTGTCGCACTTGCATTTACCACTACAAACTTAATATCTCCAACAGATGTTTTTGTAAAATTAAGATCTTTACTTGCAACACCTGACCCTATCATAATGCCATTTGATGTTTGAGTAAACTCCGTTGTTAAATCTATCTCGGATACATCTAATCTATTTGCTGCTGTGGTCTGTGTAAAGTTGGCACTTAAATCAGCAGACGTAATACCTATAAACGTACCAGTAGATGTTTGAGTAAAGTTACCATCCATCGTTGCAACACCTGCAAGTATACCAACACCTACAGAAGTCTTAGTGGATATAGCACTCATTTCTGCAATGCCACCTAATACAATACCACCTACATCTGCAATGGAAGTTTCGGCAATGGCTGAGTGACCTAGCATATTAACGCACCTGAAGCATATGTATTAGAAGCAAACACTTGTGAAGTACTATGACCATTTACTTGTCCTACTTGAAATGTTGCTGTATCATTTACATCCATATCTGCAAGAATAGATGTACCCCAACCATAATAAGCCACATCTGCATCAAAAGAATGAGTGTACAAATACTTAGTATATTCTCTATTACTAGTTGCTAATTTTAAATAATAATAAGAAGCAGAAGTATCTAAATTAGCAAGATACGCCATCCAAGATAATTGATACCTACCAGTTACAGGAGCAGTAAAAGTGTTTGAAGAAAAATCTCCACCTTGATCGAATATTTCTGTATCTAATGTTGGAGTAAATGCTCCATTTCCAAACTGTGCAGAATTACTACTCATTCCAACTAAAAAAGCAGGCTGTAGTGGTTTGGTGACAGCACCATCATGTCTAATTGTTTGAGCAGTAGTACCATTAGTAGTAAATATAATACCGGCATTTTCTCTATTAAATAATTGTAAATTACCACCATCAGTTAAACCGATAAATGAACCATCACTACTGGTATTTCCTGTTTGATCTGATGTAAATAATATTCTTATATCACTTGCATCAGTCAAATGAAAATCACCTGCTGGGCTATTCGTGCCTATTCCTATATTTCCTGTTGAGCCTTCAACAAAAAAAGCATTAGCATCATTATTTGATTCAACACGAAAGTCTATGTCTGAACTATCTTCATTAAGTACTGTTTCAGTTGGGAGTATTTCTACTCTACTTAAAAAAGAACCTGCTGTCTTAGAACCTATTTGAAAACTAGCATCTTCACTACCATCTGAAACATCTGATGCTGTTAGTTGAAATTCTACATATGTTATATCTTCATCAGCATCATTCTTACCATCAAAAAGTATTCTACCCATATTGTCACTATCGGCAGGACTAGAACTATTTCTTTGGAAGTGTAACAAAGGTCCTGATGTAGCATTTGCATCAGTAGATGTTAAAGTTAATTGTGCAGAATTATCAGCAGTGCTTATAGTTGTACCATCATTGATGGTAGCACCTGCTCCTAATAGTTTTGCTAGATCACTGGCTCTGGTCATCCTTTACCTCTTTATCTTTTAATAATGTTATAAGATTATTTGTGTAAACATTTTGAGAAACAGTTATTCTATCTAATTGTTTTTTTAATTTATGTGCTTCGGCTTGACATTCTTGTATCTGCTCAATGCAGTATTTCTGTTCTGTTGTTAAATCAGAACCATCGTATTTCTTATCGTTAATACTTATAATATTTGAATTTGTCATTATTACCCCGTGAAGTTATCTGCTGCGGTTATTGCTGCATCTATTACTGTAAAATCTTCTTTATCCCAATCAGTCAATGTTTTCTGATACTTGAGATACCCAACACTACGAGCAACTCTTGCTTTCTTCTCGTCATGTGTCATGTCATGTCCAAAGTCTGCATTTGTTGCATCACTGCCTTTTGCATGAGTAGCAATTACAACATTGATTGTATCTGCTCCATCTAAACAAGCCTTATGTGCTTGTGCTATTTCTTCTGTTGTTCTAGTCATATTATTCTCCTTTTAGTGCTGTGACTTCGGCTGATAATTCTTGGATTGCTTTTACAAGCATGGGTATCAATTCGCTTGGTGCTAGTCTTTGTCTGCCATCTGAATCGTCAACTTGCCACATATCAAAACCATCTTTAATTTCAGAATGATTATCTATTGCTGTCTTAACTTCTTGTGCAATAAATCCATGATTTACTTTTTCACCTCTTTCCATAACTCTTTTATCAGAATTAGCTACATATGCTCTATGGTCAGTAGGTATATCTTTTTCTTTTTTCCATTTAAAAGTTACTGGTCTTAAATCATTTATAAACGATAGACCTGCTGTAGATGTTGTAATTTCTTCTTTGTATCTTTCGTCAGAAGGTGCAGTTATAGATGTTGCTCCAACTGATATACGAGAATCTGTACCACCATTACCAAATGTAAATGAACTATTAGCACCAGTGATATGACTTCCTAAAGTAATCTGATGAACGCCATCAGTAGCAGATAAACTACCTTCATTACCTATTAAAATATTTCTATAACCAGTAACCATTGCAGAACCGCCTGCATTTCCAGTACCATCTCCCCCATTACGACCTATAACAATATTATCATATCCAGTAGTGTTAGCTGAACCTGCACTATATCCCACAAAAGTGTTAAGTGTTCCAGTTGATACTGCTACTCCACAATTAAATCCAACTGCTACATTTTTTGAATCCGTTGCTGAAGTAAAGTTTTGAACTTCTAGAGCTTGATAACCTATAGCTACAGACCTACTACCTTGAGTATCTTGGCTTAATGCTTGATACCCAATCGCAATATTATAATCTGCATCAGTCAAAGCATCTCCTGCTTCTGACCCCATTATAGTATTTCTAATTCCTGTTGTTATTTCTGAACCTGCACTATATCCAACTGCTGTATTGTGGGAATCTGTCGCACTACTAAAGTTTTGTGTAGCTAGTGCATTCCAACCTATAGCCGTTGATTTACTACCTTGAGTATCTGTAGATAATGCTAAACGACCCACTGCAACATTTTTATCAGCATCAGTCAAAGCATCTCCTGCTAGACCACCAATTAGAGTATTCTGGATTCCTGTTGTTATTGCATTTCCAGCACTATGTCCAACAGCAGTATTTAGACTGTCTGTGGAACTTGTAAAGTTCTGTGTACTTAAAGCACCAACACCTATAGCAACAGATTTATTTCCTTTTGTATCTGTTCCAAGAGCAGACATACCAAGTGCTATGTTAAAGTCGGCATCAGTAAGGGCATCTCCTGCTTTTGAGCCAACTAAAGTATTTTGGATTCCTGTAGTTATAGCTACACCTGCTTGATACCCAACTGCAACATTATGTATTTGTGCATCACCTGAGTTATTTTGAGATGCTAATGCACCCTGTCCAACAGCCACAGAATATAATCCTGTAGTTTCAGCAGATAAAGACTGTGTACCAACTGCCACATTATCAGCAGAAGTAGTCAGAGCATCACCTGCTTGACTACCAACTATTGTATTTCTAAGTCCTGTTGTTATTAATTTACCTGAAAAATATCCGACTGCTGTGTTGTGACCATCTGCACCTGCATTAAGTGTTAACAGAGAATTAGTACCGATTGCTGTGTTCTTTCCGTGTGCATCTTCTGAATATAAAGCACCATAACCTAATGCTGTGTTGTCATCTCCAGTGGTTAAAGCTGTACCTGCTTCATCTCCAACTACAGTGTTAAAATTACCACCACTTGCAATAGAGTTACCTGCATTGACACCTGCTGCAAAGTTGCTTGTGCCACTTGTACTCTTTCTTATGTCACCAGTAATAGTTACATTAGCTGAAGCATCAATAGTAAGGGCATCTGAAAATCCACCAACTTTTAAAGCAAGAGTTCCCCCAGTATTATTAGTACCTAATGAAACTAAGTTAGCATCATCATTCCATCTTAATATTGCACCTGCATTTGTATCTGGACCTCCTAATAAAACTTGTGCATCAGAAGCATTTGGAGTTAAAATAGATAGTCCACCTGCACCACTTGATTCAATAACCAATTCGTCACCAACAGTATTTGCTGTAACACTACCTGCATCCCCATCATTAATTGCTAGTGGACCTGTTATACCACCTGCAAAAGTTACTGCACCATCAAACTGTCCACCATCTGCTTTACTTACTGTATCTGCGGCACTGAAAACATCGTATGCTACAATAACAACTAAATCACTAACTGTCGCTCCCGTGCCTAAGACTATTGCCGTACCACTTGTAGCTGTATAATCTGCATCACCTAACTTCACACCATTTTGGTATACGTCTACAAAATTACTGTCCTTGTAACTTAGTGTAGCACCCTCGGCTCCCGCACCACTGAACGAGGTCTGATTTGCCGTAGCCGTATAAGTATGTACTCTTCGTACTCCTTGTGATGGCGATGTTCCTATATATGGCATTGTCTATTTCCTATCCTTTAACATACTAAAAAACCTGTAAAATATGTACCACCTGTTATATCTGTTTGTGCTGCTCCACCTTCTTGAAAAAGACCTATTGAAGCGGTGTCATTTGCATCCATATCGGCTAAGACTGATAAATTATAACTTGAATAAGTTTCATCTTCATCTCTTGCTGAACTATCAACTACATGGTCATAACTTCGGTTAGAAGTAGCAATTCTTAATATATAATAAGAAGCACTTATGTCTAAAGCGTTCATATACCAAATAGCACTTAACTGATACTTACCTGTTACGGGAGCAGTAAAATTAGGGTCTGAGAAATCTCCGTTTTGGTCATATATTTCGTTATTAAGATTAATTGTTACCATTGAACCAGTTGCAAAATTAGCTAATGTGCTACTTCTTCCAGCACTAAAAGCAGGTTGCAATGGTTTGGTTACATGACCATTTGTATCTATTACTAAAGCATTTGAATTATTTGCTTTTAAAAACCAACCACCATCAGCATCTACACCACCTAATGTTTCACTACCATCAGCATTTGTCCACCTAATTATACTCGCTCTTACATATAAAGAACCTGTACCAACCTCATCAATATAACTGTGAGAACCATCGTGATAAAGTTGTAAATCTGACCCTGCACCAAGTTTAATCTTATCACTATCTGACAAAGCTAAATCTTCAGTTAAGCTACCAACTCCTGCACCTATTACTTTTGTTAATGCCATTCTTTACTCCTAGCCTATGCTACTTGCATCATCTCTTTGCTTACGAGTTTGATAATCGCTTCTCGCAGTTACAAGTGCAACAAAGTCTGCTTGGTTACTTGGTATTGCATCTGTGAAGCTATCATCGTTCATTAACTTTGTAGTCCACTCTTGTTGCATACGTTTCCAACAGTTGTTTATCTTGCCTGTTATTGCACCATCAATCCAAGCATCTACACCTGCATTGTCTGATACGTCATTGTATAAATCATTAGACAGAATCTTCTGTTGTAAATCTGTTAATGTTATTTTCTTTTCGTGATTTGCCATTTTATATCTCCTTTATGATTGAGTTGTTTCACTCTTGGCGTTATGCTACTAAGTAGCCTGAAAATGCTGAGATATTATCTAAATCAGTTTGTTGTGTGCCACTTGCTTGAAGTATTTTTACTATAGCAGTATCATTAGCATCCATATCTGTCAAAGTGGCTATAGTTACATTATCATAAGAATTATCTTGTCCGTAATCTGGGTCAAAAGTGTGATAATGTGTTCTATTTGAAGTAATAAGTTGTGTTTGATAATATGCATTTGCTGAATCTAGGGTAGCTAACATTATTTGTACATTGAATTGATACCTACCTGCTACTGGTGCTGTAAATGTATAAGTAGATGTATCATAGTCTGCGTTTTGGTCAAATATTTCTGTTGCAAAAAGTACTGTAACAGCAGAACCAACTGCAATGTTGGATTGATGACCATTTAATGTAGCTTGAAAAGCAGGTTGTTTTGGTGCTGTTATAATATGAGCAGAGTTCATTGTCCAATACTGCTCACCTGCTGTTCCTATTGATAATGAATCTGTGCTATGGTCATATAAAATTCTACCACGATACCTTGCATCGCCACTTGTACCATCTCCAAATGCTAAAGCAGACTGACCACTACTTGAATCTAAAATAGTTATGCCACCTTCATCGCCAGAATTTACAACTAATTCATTGTAATACATATCAGAGGGTGTCGCAGTATTAATGCCTACTAAATCATTAGTAGAATCTACTTTTAATGTGTCTGTATCTACTGTTAAGTCTGTACTAAACGTACCACTTGTTGCACTCAAAGCACTAGTAGATGGATGGTCAACTGTAGCCACAGTTCTAAACAAATAATAAACAAATATATTATTACCAGAGTTAGTTGATGGTGCGGCAGTAAATGTCAATGTCGTTCCACTGCTTACTGCGTATGCCACTGATGGTTCTTGGATAACACCATCTACGGATACAAGTATATCCTCATCTGACCCTACTGAATGTTCTAATGTAAATGCAGTTGTAGATCCATCACCAGAATATACTGATGCAGCTTTACTTGCTACAAATCTATTTCCAACTTCATTACCTATATATGGCATATTATGTTATCTCCATAATGCTTAATGTACCACTTAGTTTATCTGCCACGCTACAGTCCACAGTAATCTGGTCTGTAGTTTCTAACACAACCTTATTACCTGCTAATAGTTCTAATGCAGATCCAACTGGTATAGGTGCGTTCTGAACAATAATACTTGTTCCGTTTGCCGTATTGTTTGTCACGGCTCTACCTGCCGTATCACTTACTAATCTTACTGTCGCAGTAACTTGTGCAGTATGTATGTTGGATAACACTAATCCAAGTACGATTGTTGTTACACCACTTCCTGCCGTGTAGACTACATATGGAGTTCCAGCACTAGCAGGCTCGGCTGCAAAATTAACGACTTTAAATGTATTTGCCATATTATTATCCTAACGCTATTGCTAAAGCTGTCGCTTCATTCGCAGCTAAAGTTGCTGTTGTTGCACCTATATCACTCAATACTTCACTAGCACTTCTGCCTTCTATTGTTGTGCCATTAACTCTTAAAAAATCATCGTCTGCCACACCAGATCCAAACTGTGCTACATTTGTATTTGATATACCTGTGGATAAAGTTGCCGTTGCAGTTATCGCAGTACCATTTAATGTAATGGCATCTGCTTCTAATGTACCATCAAAGTCACCATCTACGGCATCAATATTACCTTTAAATATTGTAGCTGTCACTGTACCAGTGCTTGGATTATATGCAAAGTCACCATCAGATTCTAGCCCTACATTTCCAGTAGCAGAAGCATCTTCAATGAAAGGTATTAAGTTTTCTTCATTTGTACTCTCATTATCTGCAACGCTTACATGTGCTGCATTAGTCGCATTGGTTACTGTTACACCTGCAATCACTGTATTTAAAGCAGTTCCGTTTACTGTAATTGCATCAGCTTCTAATGTTCCGTCTACGTCTACATTTCCAGATATATCTAAATCTGCCATGACTGCTGTGCCAGTTATTGTGGGTGCAGTAAGAGTTTTATTTGTTAATGTATCTGTAGATATTCTGGACACTAATGTTGAGTTACCACCAGTAGGTAATGTCAATACATCTGATGCTCCAGCCGAATGTGGTTGTGCTTGTAATGTTTGAGCGTGTGCATTACCAGACTCACAATAAAATAAGAGTTTAGCTACGGCTCCACTATTTGTTTTTAAATCAATCTGTCCACCATTTACTGTAAGATCATCTCCTACAGCTAAGTCTGCACTTAAATCTACAGCACCATTTATATCAATAGTTGTTGCTGCAATCTGTATTTCTGTATCGGCAACTATATCTAATTGTCCATCGGCAGACGAGTTAATAAATAATCCAGTATCTCTAAATTGTATCTTGCTATTTGTGCCTACAGTTGTTGTTGCTAAGTTACCACTTGCATCTAGAAACACTGACTTAGATGCTGGTATTGTACAAAATATAGTCTTTGTACCTGCACTAAAGTTTACCGCACTATCACTATTAGAACTGCTTATAACTGTTGTTCTTGTTATTGTAGTTGAGTCACCATTCAATGTGCCTAGACCAACTTCAAACTCTGCTGATCCACCTAGAGTTACTGCATAATATGTAGTATTAGAATTACCAACGCCAGTACCAAAAGTCTCAAAGCCAGTAACTGCACCACCTAGAGTCAAGGCTCCAGTGCCAGTTGTAGTCGTTGTTTCTTTTACTCTGTCGTTTAGTACAAGTGCCATTACTTCAACTCTATTGTTAGATTCCCTGCATTAATTCTAAATATATCACCACTTGCTATCGTCTTATTTGCATCTAAAGCTCCTACAAACAATATATTGCCACTACTAGATGCGTCTGCAATTATAACATGTGTAATTGTATTACTTGTACCACCAGATGCTGGAAACTCAATATTCGCTGCATTGATTGCAGTTTGTGTATCTGTTGAGTCTGCACCTATGGTTGTCCAGTTTGATGCTGTAACTTGTTGTCTTGCATAGTTTGTAAAGTTTGCTTCTGTTATTGATCCCGTTTCAGCCGCACTTACTGCCGTTGCAAGTCCTACATAAATGCTATCACCGGGTGTTCCAAAGCTAAGAGAGTTATTCTTAAACAAAAAGTTTAATATTCTTCTCTCTAAATAATTGGTTGCTGCATTTGCTGTTGCCATTTTTTACTCCTATGTTCTTGGTCTTGATGGTAGACCAACTCTATATCCGTCTGTGTTTTCTCTTGCTTCACCTAAATCTTTTACTCTTTCTAAATACTGCATATACAATTTATCATAGTTTTGTATAACATCTGGCTCACCTTTCATAAAGGTATAAGCCTCTACAAGAGAACCATAAAGCAAGGCAAACGGTGCATTTGTACTAACCCAAGTTGTACCACTGTCGGCACCTGCGGTCAAACTAGCAGGTCTGTAGAAATAATGTAATTCTATAGTATAATTACTATCTGGTGTAGGTGCTAAAATAAAATTACTTTCGTCAAATCGTGCAAAGTATTTTGGTAGTCCAGTTGTGGAAGAAGATGGAGTATATTCTCTTAAAAAGTTTACATCTTTCTGAAGTAAAAAACTCTCTGACCCAGATGTTGTTATCTGTAATGAGAAGGATGCTAAATAGTCAGTTGGTATAGTTAAGAATTGATCTGATGATGTTAACGCACTTGTTACATTTTTTCTAAAATAATCTAAATCAACACTTTTTAAAATTTTTTCTTCGGCTGCTTTTATAAAGGTTGGTAAATGAGTAACAAAAGTAGTCTCACTATTATCAGTGTAATCTTGAATTGCTGTCTTTAATGTTGCTAATGTAAAACTCATTTATGTCCCCAATGTAACTGGGCCAGCAGTAATTCTACCACCACCACCTTTTACTCCACTTGTTGCCGTACCACTACTAGCAGAAAAACTATATCTATCATCATCAACCTTAGTTATTGTATAGCCACTAGCATTCTCAAGCACTGTTTTTGTAAATCCATCAAAGCTAGATACATTTCTAAATCTAACAGTATCACTTGTTGACCTACCATGAGATGGTTCCAACACTGTTATCACTGCACTACTAGCCGTACTAGTAAATGGATTCAAACCAAGAAGATTCTCTACGGTCACTTCTGTCCTTCCGTCAACTCGTGGTTGATACAAGGCTGTTGGATCTGGTCCAGGATGATTAGGTTGTAACTGTGGATGTTTAGCTTCATACTCATCAGGTCCTACTTTCAATCCATTCCATTCTGTTTTCATCTCTCTCAAACGATAACGAAAACCAGATCTATCTGAATATCCCCATGATTTTTTTCCTGTTGCGTATCTTGCCATATTAGTAACTATAGTATGTCATGCTAGGTGTTAGTTTTAAAGGAGTGCTATTTGCATCCTCGGCTGCTGCTCGTTGGAACTCCTCTTCATAAACAGATTTCAATAATTGAACTCTGTCTGGTGCTCTTTTCATCGCTAGATAATAAGCAAGACCTGCGACAGCACATGGTAAAAATCTAAACGGAGCATCGGTTGTATTGATTAAAGCATCCGCATCTTGAATACGTCTCACATAATAATAAACAAGAGTATATGTAGCATTTGGTGTTGCCCACAAAGTTATTGTAGGAGTAACTTGTCTATCAAAAAAATATTGACTTGGTTGACCAGTAGTCGTCTTGTTCGGAATAGTTAGATACTCACTTCGACTCATTTGAGTTAAGGTAAAGTCAGTGCCACTGCTATTTCTTAAAACAACTTCCAAGAGATCGACATGAGTAGCATCGAAAGAATAAGTTGCCGTACCAGAAGTAATAGATTTAGTGTCTTGTGTAACTGTCCACATGTTCAATCCTCTGTTTGCCCAATCAGCAAACATAAGGTTCATAGAACGTCTAGCAGTTTTTGCATCGTAGCCAGTTCTTAATTCTAAGCCACAACGCTCATAAGCCTCTTCTATTATTTCACCGACATCTAAGTCGAAATCTCTTGAATTTGATGTTGCCATTTATTATGTAGACCCCATTGCTCTCTTACGCATTCTATCTCTTTGTAGTTTAGTAGGAGTTATGTTTGTGCCTTTAAACGTCTTAGGTGTTTTTGTAGACATTGGATTTTTCTTCACAATCTTTTTCTTAGCTTTATTAACTTGAGAAGAACCACCATCGATACCTGACCTAGATATTTTCAAAGAAGAAACTAATTTATTTTTACCTCTGTTTGGTGCTGGAGGTGGAGCTTTAGGAGCTTTGACTACCTTTGTTTTTTTATCACCAACTTTAACAGGTTTTTTACCGTCTTTTCTTGTTAGACCTCTTTTATCATTTAAATAGTCTCTCAATGTAGTAAAACCTGCATCTTTAATCATTTTAGGTGTGACTACTTTAGGCTTGGATACTTTATTTTTTTTTACAATTGTTTTAGGTGCTTTATTTTTACCTGCAAAATCAGACTTATCGTCTTTAATTTTTATTTTCTTTTTGTTTGGTGTACCTAACCCAACATAATCTCTTTTAGTTTTTTTACCAGATAACTCACTGACAAAATCTTTACCAGGTCTTTTCTTTGGCTTTTTTTCCATTTGTTCCATTATTTTTTCCTTTTCTTTCTTAGTGATGCTACTCGCCTTGGCTTACCAGCTGGTTGTCCCAACCGATTCTTTTGATTTATTCTACTACGTTTTTCAGCAGAAGTCATCTCCGAAGAAGTTTTTGGAGTTTTCGAAGACACCCTTTTACTTGGACGGCAATAAGGCGTACTCCTTTTTTCACCTTTTTTACGACCACATGCTTTACCCGTTTTAACATCTTTCCAATCCTCCTTAAACCATCTTTTTAAGGCTAATCCCGCTTTTGTTTTTCTTACTGCCATTATGAATACTTTGTGACTTTACGTCTTTCATTTAAAACTTGACCACAACCTCTTGCAATATTTTTATTTTTTGATTTTCTTTTTGTAAAAGCCTTACCATTTTTAGCAGTAATTACACCACCATCTGCTTTCTTTTTTGATTTACCATAATTTGCGGCCCCTACTTTACGGCACTTTGCAATGGCTCCTCCAGCATAAGCGGAAGGAAAAACTTTAAACTTTGCTTTTACTTTGTGATAACATGCGTCTTTTGGCATTTCTTAACTCCTCAAATCCACTGACCCTATAACATCTACAAGACCATTTTTTTCGTCCACATTTTAAACAATACTTAACAGGACTTCCTTTGAATATTTTTTGTTTTTCTTTTTCTCTTTTTTCTTTTTCTATTTCCACTTGAAACGGACTTTGAAATCTGTTTGCTCATCGAGCTTCTCGACATGACCATTTGTGTTTCTCCTAATAAAACTTTCCCACAAAGGCTTTATCATTTTGTGGTTTTCAGAAACTTTCATTTCTGTTAACGCTGTTCTCTTGTCAACTTCAATAAGAGTTGTAACTATCCAAACAATAGAACCTGCAACAAGAACCACGGCAACACCATTTACTAATTGTCTTACCTTTAACACTTCCATCTACGCCTCGCTTGTCTTAAACGACTATTAGGGTTTTTTGCAGCTTTGGGAAATTTTTTCATTTGTCCTGCTGATCGTGCACAATAAGATTTGCGTCTGTTTGCAGCGGTGCTACCTTTTTTTACTTTACCAGTAACTGCTGTTTTTAATTTACTTCCAGGATTGTCCCTACGATATTTAGCAACACCTTTTGCAGTCATTCCCGCCCCACTTTTAGTGGAGCGAAAATACTTTTTAGTTTTCGGAGGTTGGTTATCCCTCTTTCTATTCATGACAAGAATACGGTCAACTTGTTGCCACTGCCAGTGAAACCATGTATATATGCTCCACTTTCAGCTAACACACCTGCATCTGGAATATTTAAGGTATGCAATCCAGTAGGAAAACTTTGAAGCAATATAGTTGCTCCACCTGATCCATCTTTAATAGTCAACACACCAGCAGAATTCCCAAAGATTACAACTTGTCTTATCCTTGATCTTGCAGGACCTACAACAGCTGCATCGTCTCCTTGGTCATGATTAAACGCTTTTACATCAGATCTAGATGCCATGCTAATCTCCTATTAAGCTGCGTAACCCATTAATTCAATGAGTAACTTACCTGCTGTAAAGTCACCGTCTGTAGTTGTACCACAAGTTAAGTATAAAAATTCATCGGCTGCAGGAACGGCAGTAAAGTAAACTTTACTTCCTAGTGTCGCATCACCTGCGTTTACCAATAATGTTTCACTTAATCCACTAATAGCACCATCTTCTACTCCAGTTCCTTCTGTTGCAGAGTGTACGTTAATGTCTGGATCACCACCAGTTGGAGCTTCAAAACATTCCATACTACCAGTTAAAATAGTTCCATTTTGTGCGGCAGTTATTTGTCCAATGTGACAAACTAAGGATGTTCCGTTAACACCAATGATGTCACCACCAGCTGTAGATCTTAAACCAGTTAGGTCAATTAAAATTTTAGTTGTAATAATACCACCAACTCTTTGAATAGAACTTCTATAAATAGTTCCAGAACCAGTTGTTATACCAGTACCTGCTTCTGTTGCTAAAGTGTTTGCATCGAAAGATGCTATACCACTTGAGTTAATGCTTGATTGTGTAGTAATTGCTCCAGTTGTAGCGTCTTTACTTATTGTAGTAAAACCACCTTCAGATCGGACTGGACCCGAAAAAGTTGTATTAGCCATATCAATCTCCTTGTCTTGGCAAATGTCAGTTACACCATGTAACTGTCAAGGTTTAGTTTATTATACACAAAAAAGGGCAGTATGTAACTGCCCTTCTCTGAGAAAATATTTATTAAGCTTACGCTCCTGGTGAACCAAACATTGCACGAGGATCAGAGAAACCAAAAGAATATCTTTCTCTTGCTTTATATCTCATGTTTCCTGTCTCAAAGTCTGGATCCATCGCAGTAGCTAAAGACATTCTTTCGAAGTGCTTTAGACCATTTGGTGCATCTGTCTTAATGAAGAAAGCATCTGTATCAGTCAAGAAGTCATTGACCACATAACCATTTGGTA